AGCTATTTCAGAAGATATTTTATTCTGTTCCAAAAGATTGTTAATTTCATCGGGCGTTCCGTATGCAATGTCTTTATAGATATTGATAATACGTTTGAGGTTGTCTTCTATAATTTCGGGTCTTTGCTCAATGTCAAGAGACCCCAGAACTTGCTCTAACCGCCTTTGTTGCTGGACAGGAACTTGCCCAAGCGCGCCGCCTGTCGGAGAGTTTTCGCGCATTGTCTGCAACGTATCTAAACCAACATTTGAAAGAGCCGATTGGATATATCCATATAACGTCTTTGCATCAGTTAGTGGGATGTTTTTCGCGACCCCCGCTGTAGCAGAGGAAAGATGACTCCAATCGTTTTGGACAATATCAAGACCTCGCTGTAAGTCCTGAATAACAGTTGTTCCAGCCCGTCGGGTTTGTCTTACGCGGCCCTTTTCCTTTTCCCTCTCTTTGCGTGACTGGGGTAATTCAGTAGTCGTTACCCCGCTTGCGTTAGTGCTAGGAGCGCCAGAGGAAGAAGCGGGCGGAGCGCCAGAGGAAGAAGCGGCCGGAGCGCCAGAGGAAGAAGCGGCCGGAGCGCCAGGTACTCTAATAACTTGGCCGTTTTGAATTGTTACTATAGGTGGGGTGCCAATGGCTGCTGGCTGTCCCCGCCCTACATCGTATGGCTGGAAACGATCCCCAAGGTCCATAAGTTTGGTTCTGCTAACAAAATCCCTAAATGTTTTAACTTGTGGTGACTCGTTACCATCTTGGTCTGGCGGGTATTTAGTTTGAAGACGCTGGAGTTCCTTAAAGTCTCTCATATTACTTGTGGGGTCGCTGCCGCCATTTTCCCTTTTGTAAGCCTCAAGCGCCATCGTGTTCACCTGTTTACGATCTTCAGCGGCTATTGTTTCAGCAAGACTCCTCTCTCTCTCTTCCCCTGTCAGCCGCTTTTTGTAATCCATAACACTAAGCTCATCTATCGTATTGTCGCCCATACCAGCATATGCGCCCGCCCCAGGGCCGAAGAGGCCCGATTCGGGCGGTGCATATTGGCTTTGGACTTTAAGCGCCGCTTCCATTCCATACGGATTTTCTCTATCAAATGATTTTTCCTCCGACTTCAGCGCTACTGCCTCCGCAGGGGGAATTCTCATCATTTGTTCGTCTGTTTCCTCCACCACTTCGTCGTCCAGAATAGAAGCCTGGACCTCAGATGCATCGAATGTAGTAGGATCAAAGACTTTCTTCGGAGCCATGTACGCCCGTAATAGCGCAGACCTCATCTTACTGCGTTCTTTGGCTACCTTCTCGTCGTTGGCCGCCCTTATCTGCCTTTCAATAGTCCCGGCTACTCTAGCCACACCGCCCCAAGGGGTTGTTGGGGAGGTGCCTAGTTTAACGCGATCTACGCTACTAGAAGCACCCGCCAATGCCTTCCGCATCCTCTTCTCGTTGTCGTCGTAATAATCTATAGTCTTGAATCTTTCAGTCATGATCAATTCCATCCCCCAAAGGGGTCAATATCCGTTTTACGACTGTAGCCGCCACCAAACCCAAACATATCAGGAGAAGACCAGCTTTTCATGGTTCCTGGGGCTTCCCTCTCCAGTGCGGCGCGCCTTGCCTTCCCGGCCCTGTCTTCCTTATACCGTTTACTTAACCCCTCAATATGAGGCCCGATGATCTTGTCAAGAAAATCAGGCTGCCCCCCTGTCGGAGATAAGCCAACCCGACGCACTTTTTTGGTTTCACCTAAAAGTGCTTCAAGCATCCGAGGATCAACCGCCATTGTCAAAAGCCCTCCGCATAATAGTCTAAAGCCGACTTAACGGTAGAGTTCACCGCCAATATGTTTGGTTGGACTATGTCATATAGATCAGGATATTTTTCTTTAGTGTAAGAAATCCTAGCCGCACCAGCCTTGCCCATGTACGCGGTGCAGCACCAGCAATCTAAACTATCGTTATGCTCCCGCTCGTATTGGTCAGGGATCGACAGATTGTGTTCATATATGTAATCAAAGACATCCCTGTCGGTCCAATCCCAGAGAGGTGAATGGTAATAAACGCCGCCCTCATCCACAAAACCGTCAGGAACGCCGACCTTGGAATCACAGGACTTTGAACCCCTAATCACATATTCTATATTATTATCCACAACTGCCTTGTGCATTGGTTGCCAGATATTTTCAGAACAACAGTCCGTATACGGGACTAACGTCTCTCCGAAGCTATTGTCCGACACCCCCGACATAGATGGCGTTGAGTCCCACGGCACGATGTCAGATGGGAAACCGTTGTCCTTATGCCACTGAAGGACAGGATTTTCAGGGCCAGCAATAATCAAAGGCACCCCAAATTTCTCACAGGTCTCCGTTACAAAGTCCACAACATGAGGAAAGGCATTCCCCGTATTGGTGAATATAACCTTAATGTCAGGCTCGTCTTTAAACAGATGCAAGCAAACGATGCTATCCTTGCCACCAGAAAATTGTATTGCCTTATTCATCAAAACGCCATTATCCCGGCACTGGTTATCCCAGCCATAGCGCCCGTTCTGGCATTATTCGCCCCCGTTGCCGCGTTTGCCGCGTTAATCTGAGCGTTGTAATTATTCTGAACCAACCCAGAATAATCAGTGTTAGCAATCGCGGTGTTTGGAGCTGCCCCAAACGTCGGGTTCATAATCTGATTGCCAGACATTAAGGCTGAAGTCTCATTCAATGGCATATTGCGAAGATATGCAGATTCTTCAATTGCGCGCTGCCTTGCGATTTGGTCAAGACCAAACAGCCCCGATTGCATGTTATAGTTGGCTTGCTGTTCTGTTAGCCCTCTGTTGCGGAGGCTATCCTGCTCTCCAACACCGCGCGACCTTTCTCGACCTTGTGCGTCGAATGTCGCGCCACGCATAGCTTGGATTTGGGCCTGCTCTTGAGTGGGAAGGCCCCGAAGCGTTAAGTCCTCGCCGGTTGATCTCGCTCTATCCGCCGATTCTACATCGAATTGCCTGCCCCGCATGCCTTGTAGCCGTTCCGCCTCTTCAAGCGGACGGTCTCTATTTATTAGCTGCTCTTGGACCTGTCTGTTTCTGTCCGTTATCCCGGCGTTGAATTGATTTATATTCAGGGCCTGAAGCTGTTGAGCCTCTTCAAGAGGACGGTCTCTATTAATTAATTGTTCTTGGACAGACCTATCTCTGACAGCAGACTGGGTATCAAATTCTGACCCTCGCAGGGCTTGCAATCTTGTTGCTTCTTCAAGCGGACGGTCTCTATTTATTAGTTGTTCTCGAACAGAACGATCTCTGGTTTCACCTTCAGCACCAAATTCTCTAGCCCTTAATGCTTGCAGTCTTTCAGACTCGTTAAGCCCCACCTCTCTTGTCGCTAGGCGTTCTTGTGCGCTTCGCCCTCTAGCTCTGTCCTGCGCCCCGGCTAATTGTCCCTCAAACCCAAGAAGCTGTCCTTGCTCTTGGCCTGTAGACGCACGCAAATAGTTCTGTTCTGCAATGGCATTCTGCCTAGCTGCCGATCCTAAGCCGAAGAGCCTGGACTGCTCCGCACCACCGGCCTGAATAGCCGCATTCTGTGCGCCCTGATAAGCGTCGTTACGACCCCGGTAGAAGTCGTCCATTGACGCGGAGAATGCGTTACTACCCCGTGCGATGCCTGAGTTGGCGAGTTGCGTTTCTTTTTGTATTAACTCGCCCTCAAATTTCGGATCGAGGCGTGAGGCATATTGGCCGTAAACCGAATCTATAACCTGCTGACGCGCCGCTGCGTTTGCCTCCGGTGCCGCTGGGGCGCTATTATAGTTAAGAGGCGATCCGTAGGCGTTAGTGGCCCGTTGGACAGCAGTTCCTGCCCCTGCGGCGGTCGATCCCGCCGGCAAACCTGAGTAATTAAACGGCTGCGCCATACCGGCTTGTGCGCGGTTAGAAGCGGCAGAAATTCCGGCAGTTCCAGGGCCTGATCCTTGCAAGGCAAATGGAGAGCTAACAGAATTTGCTCCCATGTTAGCAGCAGCAGATATCCCAGCGGTTCCTGGCCCCGACCCACTTAGGCCAAACAGGGAGCCAACGGCACCCGCACCCATCTGAGTCGCCTGTTCTACTCCCGAGGCGCTAGGCCCAGAACCTGATAACGAAAATGGAGAACTAACAGAATTTCCTCCCATATTCGTAGCAGCAGATATTCCAGCGGTTCCTGGCCCTGATCCACTTAGAGCGAACGGGGAGTTTATGGCACTGGCACCCGTCTGTGCCGCGTTTGCTACGCCAGAAGTGCTTGGGGCTTGGCCGCTAAAAGAGAACGGAGCGTTGACAGATTGAGCGGCAATATTCGCAGAGTCTGTAATACCTTGCACGCTTGGTGCCGCCGGTTGCCCAGAATAATCATAGGCCGTGTTGCTAATATCTGCGATCCTACCGGACGCATCCCTAGCGCCCTGAGTCGAACCGGCGTCGGGAATTCCCTCATACGAGAATGGATCGTTTAAAGACGAACGGACCCGTCCAACCTGTTCTAACGCAACTTGGTTTAATTCACCCTCGACCGCAGTTTCCCTGTCGAAGATCGCCTTTTGGGCTGGGTCCAGTGCGGTTGTTCTTGTCCACCGTTGAGTGGGGTCGTTGGGGTCGCTGGGGGGTACACCGCCGGGAATACCGGGGATGTCATTATATCCAATTATTCCCCCCGGTATCGTATATGCTGGGGTTGTCTCCCAATCACCCTCCCCAGTGTCGTAGGAGAATTCCGGAACCACCCTATCAGCCGAATATATAGGCTCCCTAGAAGCGGGCGTTGCCTCTCTCTCCTGCCCCACCTGCTGCGACCAAGTAGACGAACCATAGGGCGTGTACTCATCGACCCGGTTCAGGTTGGCTTGCGTAATAGCCGTGTCTTTATTGATAGCAGCCTGAGCCGCTGCGGTTTCAGCGGGATCGGGCGGCGTTGGTACTTGCGGTGTAGATTTACCCATTTAACCATTTCTCCGCGTTCTTAGCATATAAGCCATAAGTACAGGCTGATGTGAGGTCTTTTGACGCATGGGGGTGTACACCCTCCAGAACGAAACCAAGCCCGGTCAGGAGCTTCCGGGCCTTCTTATTTGATTTCGTTGTTATCGCCGTCATCCGCAAAACACCCAGTTGTCTGAAGGGATAATCTAATATCCCTCGTATAACACCCTGCGTGGCCCACCTTGGGGTCGCGGTTATAAATGTAATTTCAATGTCATTCTGACGGTAATTATGGAAAATTGCAACCCCCATGATATCACCGTCAGGAGACGCCACACCAATAGACGTTAAAGGCCGAGATAAGGGCGCGCAGTCAGGGAAATGCTCTTCAGCCCATTGCGCTAGTTCTTCGTCACGACCACAGATTAGTTGGTTCAAAGAGACCCGCCCTGTTGCCAGATCATATCATACGCCGTGAAAGACAGAACTACGCTCTCATTTGGAGAATTGGTGCTTCCTCGGATTGTTGGTGAGGCACATTCACCCATTCCGAATACCGTTACCCAGGCCTGAGTCACGGCCTGATCAGACCAATCAGCGGAGTCCCACTTGGACTGATCCCAAGCTCCAACAGTAAGCTCCAACGCCGTTGGAACAGTGGTTGGGTTTATATCAGAGAAGTTTAGATTCAAATCGACTGCGTATTCCAAAACGGTGTTTGTTGTCATGTTTGGCCGACACATAGTAAAAAGTTTTTTATTTCCTCTGGAGCCATAGTAGGAGAAGGCTGGCCTTATCTTCCAGTTTATGTCTCCATCATTATCGCTGGAATTAGTGTCAGCCTTAAACACAACCCCGCCAGTTTGGGCTCCGAAATAGAGGTCCCCATTAAACAGCGACCAACATGCCGCGTTCTGGCCCGTAAATTTGCACCACGCGCCTGTTTGCGTATTGATTACATACTGGTCTGACTCCAGCGTGGTTTTTGGAATGTTAAATAAAGAATAAGACCCCTGCGGGTAATGGATAGACTGCCACCCAAATATATCAGAGTATGACCTTGCTGATTTTAGAAATTCGTTCTGGATGTTAGTAGACATCGCCTGACTAAGACCAGCGACTTGGTCAATTGGAAGAAATGTTGCCAAAGATATCGCGCCATCCTGGGTAATAACCGTGATATCAGAACCAGACTTTTCCAGACATCTACGGCCAATCGGCTTACCGATGCTAAATACACCTACCAAACTCCAAGCTGTGGCACTGGATGGATCGATGCCAGAGTAGATTATGCACTCGCCTTCGCTAGTTATTGCAACGAATAGATCGTCTGGGCCAGCACCGCCATCCCTAGTCCACGTCCCAATAGCCTGGATATATCCACCTTTTTTACATAGCCCCCCAATATCGAATGTAGCAACTGTCCCCGCAACAGAAACCACAGGTAAATATCCAAATATTAGACTATTATTGAAAACAAAGAATAAGCGCCTTTGATGGGCAGTCACGTTTACAATATCAGCAGCCGTAACACCCGCCAGACTTGGCGTTACGAAGGCGCTCCCATTGTAGTATATCGGCGCGTCTTCTCCATTGACCATGTAAAGAAAGTTACCGCCAGACGTTCCAAACATTGTTGTTTGCCAACGTGCATTTGATTTTCCTGTGGCAATCGACGTGGAGCCACCAGCCGCAGAGGCGTCATAGATCACAGAGCCAGAAGCGGCTAAAAGTTTCCGCGTCGATGGCCCCGCATACTCGACCAAAGTTTCGACCGCGCCAGTGCCATTTCCAGTGGAATGCGAAGCAAATCCCGCTCTAATGTCGCAGCTTGTTAGGTTGGGAAACACATTCTCAAGCTCAACAGCAAAATCTTCAGCCATATTTGCCAATGAATCCCGCGCATTCCAGCCCTTCACAGGGGCGGGTATGTTTGCGCTCTGAGATACTTTGGATTTTCTAGAATTGTCGTTGAGAGGTTGGAGCATTTTAGTATCCTAATATTCCTGCGCTCGCATCAATTCATCAATCATCCGTCTTTAAACGGAAGCATTAAGCCGAAGGTTTTCGAGTAACTTAGCAACCATATCAGAATTAAGGTTCCTGTTCCCGTACCCGGTTTTAAGCTCCTCTGGCGTCATTGGAGGCACGGGTTGACCAGACTCATACTCCCTTGGTGTGTCAGCGCCAACAGATTCTAAACCTTCTTGATTAAGGTATTCGTCATAAATCGAGGTTGTTCTATCGTTACCCAGACTGAGGGGAGGCGGATCAAAATCAGAAACCTGACCTAATGCTCCACCAGTAGGAGAGTTGGCCCTCATCTCAGCCAACAATTTCCTGATGTCTTCTTCGCTTATTTGGTCGGCCATCATATCAAATATTCCTTAGAATTTGAGCTTCCATTCTGCTCTAAGTTTATTCTCTTCTTCATTGTCGTATCGTCCTGGGATATGTTCTGCACCAATACTAATATTATTACTTTCATTAGGGTTCCAATCTAATCCAGCACCATATTTCTGGGCAACAACGTCGGTAGAATAGGGGTTTGTGTACCCGTACCCGGAAACGGAAGCATTAAGCCGAAGGTTTTCGAGTAACTCAGCAACCATGCCTACCTTACCACCAGCGTTGTAGGAACCATCAGACCCGCCACCGCCGCCAGAAATACGCGGATAAACACCATATTTCTCCATCATTTCCTTCTGTTCGGGTGTCATTATCATTTCCTTTTTCTCCATCATTTCCTTCTGTTCGGGTGTCATTATCATTTCCTTCTGTTCGGGTGTCATTACGCCCAACTGCCTTCTGGCACATAGACGCCACGCGCGGCAGAACTAATTCCAGACATATCTAGCGTCCGCCGTCCGCCAGCGCGTGAAGTCTCGTTCGCCAGTTTCTGCTCATACGAACGGAAATCCTCGGAATAATCCAGACCGTTCTTCTTCTTGAACCGCCAGACGACACCCAGTTCCATCAGGTTCTCATCTAGCACGCCAACATCTGTGTCAACGGCCCATGCCGATTGATTTGCTCCGGCGCTAGACTGGCAGAAGTATGTCGACTGGTATTCAAACACCCATGTATTCCCCGCAGATGGCGCTGGGTAAGCGTAGAGCTTCCCACCGAACAACCTATAGCTGGGATATGGTCCCGTCGCTGTACGGGCCTTCAGGGCTTGCCACTCGATGGGAGACAGCGGCCCCGTCACGGGCTGCGTTAGCGTACGGTCCCAGAACGTGCCGCTGGTGATATAAGAGAACCCTGGCGCAAGCGTCGTCATAACGCCCTGCAACTCTGCCGCCAGACTCGTGTGCGTCTTCTCAATCTGCGTGGCAGGCCAGGAATACCGATCAAGAAGCTCCCGGCCCTCAACCTGGGCCAAAGCCAGCAATGTCCGCACATTCTGGTCCTGAGATGCGATTACAACGGACGGGCGTGTCAGCCCGATTATATCGCACGAATTCTGGACAATAGTGAGTAGTGTCATTTAGTCCTCTTTTCTAGGTCGTCCACGCTTCTTAGGGAGTTCATCTAAACGCTCCAGCAAATCTGAAATCTGTTCGTCTTTTCGCTTAACTATATTAGATAAATCCTCAAGTTTAACCCTTAGTGCAGAAACATCCTCCGAAGTTTTATTCTGATTCGCAGATTCTAAGTAAGCCTTTGCTTTCTCCTTCATCGCGACGCCGCCCATTCCCAGCTTGCGTATGGTATCAGCGTTAGCCTCCGCTAAATCTTCAATTGTTCTGACTGTCGCATTCTGACAGGTTTTCAATCCCGCCGGGGTTACCCCAGGCCAATTCTTCAAATCTGTGCCGTTTACAGGAGCCTCACGACCATCTTTCCAAGCCTCATATGCGCGGTAGGCAAAAGGCGATGGTGGCTTCCTTCGGTCGTCGCCATGCTTCCATTCATTGAGTAGCGTATCATTGATTGGCTTATCTACAACCAAACCACCCCCCGGCATCGTAATTATAGCAAATTCGACGTCTTTGAACACCGGCATCCCTTGCGATATGGACTCGGCCCTATCTTCCTCTGGACGTAGCTCAAACTCAACGTAAAACCCGTGCCGTTCTTCCTGTAGCATCTCAACCATAATTTCCCCCTTCAAGTTAAAGATGGGGACGCCCTCCGAAGAGCGCCCCCGTCCCCAAGTTAAGCCGCAGTCGCGTCATCCATGAACGGACGCTGAATTTCGAATTCAGCAAGACCGGTGGACGGCGTTCCGATTGCACTTGCACCCTTAGCAAGTTTCACACGATCACCAGCGACGACAGCATCATCGATGCTGCCTGCCGTGGCAGTTGCGAAGACCAGACCGTTGTCCGCATAACCGGCGAGACACTTGCCTACCGCTTTGCCACTGATCTGATACCAGCCGTAGGAACTGGCAACGTTGATCGACATAGAAACAGCAGTCGGGCCAATGGCGTTCGCAGCCAGCAGCGCGGTTGAGTTATCATCAGCATTGTACGTCACAAAAGACCCCAGCACCGTGGATGCTACGCCCTTCAGGTAAACGAACTCACCAGCGCCGTAAGCGGTGGAGGCACGATCAACCGCTTGGACGATAGTGCCGAGCGGATGGTTCTGGGTTGTCGAGGTTACAGAGATGTTCTGCGCCCCGACAATCGTGTTAACGATCTCATAGTCAGACATTAGATTTTCCTTTCAGGAAATAGAGTTTGCATGAATGCCGACTAGGCTTTCATGACGCCCTGAAGTGAACGGTTTGAAACGGTGCAATTCCCTTGCCAGATTATGGGCAAAACCTGAGCGTCTTGGTTAACCGAAGACTTTTCGGGGACTTCCGTCCAGTTTGCGTCGCGATGGGCGCAAATCCCGATATAGTCGGTGTTGAGGAAATACGCATGAGCGTCCGGCATACCAGCAGCCGAGCTATCATAAACAACATCCGCGCCTTTGTACTTCAATGAAGTACTTCCGGTTTTCAGATCGGTGGTGTTCGTATAGCGTTGAATGCTTGTCTGGCTATTATCGAAGAACGTGAAATAAGTATCGTCCATGACAATAAGATCAGGCATGTCGTTATTACGCGTCAGAGCCAACCACAATGGGAGCATCAAGCTCTCAATGGTCGTGGAACTTGGCGTGATACCGGCTCCGCCCTGCAAGGGAGCCGCCGCAGACTGAAGGATGCTTTTCCAGAACGTGTATGTACTGGAATTAATCCCACCGACCGTACCCGTACCAGCATCAGACACAAGAGCTTGCAGACCATTGATCTGGTTGGCAGCCGTGCCGTCGCTGTAGAGGTCAGTCGAGAAGTTATTTCCCGCTGTCCGCATGGCATTCTTCAACTTGTTCTTCACAAGTTTGATAACGCCTTCTTTGCCGCTGTTCTGGCGAACTTCGAGGCCAGAAGCCACAACATTGATGGCGACCTGTTTCCACGCAAAATTGGCAGCGGTAAAGACTTCCGACTGCGCGATGTCCAGCGTGTCGTAGCCGCTGTAGCGTTGGTATGTGCCGTTCTCTGCATAATCCAACGGAACCTGAATTTCCCAACCGCCAGAGATGAGATCAACGCGATCTTTTTCTGTCAGCCGTTGATGCAGAGCCGTATGGTTCGACACGTTATCTTCGAGGTAAGTGTTTTTGAAATGGCGATACGTTATTGCCGCAATTTCGGTAAAGTCGCTATTCGCACCCATAATTTAGACCTTTCAAGTCTAGGCCGACACGCGGTCGTCAATCAAAGCTCCGATAAAATCATCTACACTTTTCGCTTTAGCAGCACCCGATGGTAAAACGCCAGTCGAACTAACTCTCGTTCCGCCCGCCCGTTTAGCAGCCGATGACTGCTTTTTGGCTTTGGAGATACGGTCAGTTTCAGATTTAGCCTTTAAATCAACATTTATCTTTGCCGCGACTTCGTCATTGGCTGCGATAGCCATTTTATAAGCCGTATCTAGATATTGTTCGCTGGTCATGCCGGGTTTGCTTTCACGCAACGCTGAAACAATTGGGATCATTTCGGATTCAAGTTCGCTATAAAAAGGATGTTCATTAGAAAATCCATCGATAACGCCCGAAATAACGGCCCCGTCCTGTTCGTTTTGTTGCGCCTGCTGTTGTGAGAAATGATTCTCGAAACCTTGCAGACGATGCTGCAATGCAAGCATTTGAGGATCGACGCGGTTCTCCACGCCGGGTTCAGTTAAAGCAGAAATAGGAATTCCACGCTGGCCCAACAGGTAGCGCGAGAAGCCCACCGGATCGTTTTCTGCATAATCGGAAAGGGCTAAAAGCTGGCCAATTGCGGTGCCTTCATCCATTCCGTTCATTGCAAACTGCTGCCGGCGAGGCGCAATGGCCTGTTCAACCTTGTCGTACATTTTCCTTTGTTCTGCGACTTCCATAGTTTTCCGCGTGTAATCTGCCTCTTGCGACTTAACGCGATCTGAAATCCACTGCTGGCTCTCAGACGGTAAGGTGTAGAAGGCTTCGCGGTCTTTCGCTGACATAGATTGCGGGGCTGTGATGGTCTGATTTCCAGGTTCAGAACCTTCGCTCTCTGTGTCGCTTTCTGTTGTTTCATCTACAACGTCATCTCGTAGAGCCTCTTTCGAAGCCCTTTGTTCTACGACGGGCGCAGCGTCGTCTCCAGGCGACTCAGCCTCTAAAACGTCAAACTGTTCACCCATAAAGTCGTCCATTGACTGTGTTTCAACAACGTCTTCCGTTACTTCCGACATATCTTTTCCCTTTTAAAAGTCGATCTGGCTTGCGATGGCATCGACTGATTTGTCGATTGCCCTGTCCATCTCAGCGTTAATTCTGTTTTGTCCGTGCTTCTTAACGTCCTCGAATTCACCCTTTTCTTGAATTCGGCAGTCATGTTTTAGCAGGTTCTCGTTGTGTTCTCTTTTGCCGTCGATGATTTTCCCAGTGATGGGACAGGCATATGATTCATAGTCACCAGAAACCATTGGAGATGCCAAATGAGACCGTTTTGACTCAAAATAAACCCGTTTTCCCGTTTTAACGGGCTTATAGGACCATTCGATCATGTCGTAGTTGTCTTTATAACCGCTCATCATCACACCCTACATCAACACTGTTGGTTCTTCGCCTTCTGCAACCATGATTGTGGTTTCAGCCAGAGGGATATCACCGCCAACCATTCGCGTGGCAGATAGAACAGCATCTATGCGGGACATTATCTCCGCAGCACGGTTCAGGGCCTGCTCTGGATCAGTTAAGCTGCCCTCTGGGCCCCTGAATTCAGCCATGATGGTCTTCGCCAGATCAACCTGACGCTGCTTGTCAGCCTCGCTTGCATCAAACTCCATGCGATCACGCGCCATCTGCATGTCGGCCTGTATTTTCATGCCTGGATCTGGCTCTGGCTTCTGCGCCTCGTATTCTTTCAAGGACATCTCGCGCTCCTTTAGCGCGATTTCCTTCTCAGCCATCATCATGTCGGCTTGCTTGGAAGATGATTCCAACTGCATCTTGGCTTGCTCAAGCTCTGCCTTCTGCTGAACCTCTTGTGCTTTAAGCGCGGCGTTCTGCTGATCCATCTGCATTTTCATCTGCGCCTCTTGCGCGGCAGCGGCTTGTTCTTGCTGTGCGGCCTGTTGTTCCGCTTGTTGGGCCTGTTGCGCCGAAGCATCTCCACCGCCAGAACCTTGTTGATCTTCTCCGATCATGTCCAGAGCGTCTTCGACCTCGCGGCCCATCTTAAATCGACGCACTGCCGACATTAGCATGGCTTTCGCAGCTTCCAGTGGCAAATAACCGGAGGCGACGGCAGGGCCAGCGTTGCTGATAAATGTGGAAACACCCTGCAACAGTTCCGTCATAGCTTTCTGATCCGACGATTGATCGCCGGAAACAGTCGCGTCCGTCTCAATGTCTACACGATATGAGCGTTGCTTATCATCACGCAATACTTGCAGGCACTCATCCCAGGTTGGCTTGTCAAGTATCTCTTGGAGAGCTTCTGGGATGGGTTGCTGCTGTTGCGCCATCATCTGAGCTTGCTGCTGCGCCTGCATTTTCTCTTCAGGGCTTGGCAGCTTCACGTCAGTCATCATGGCAATGCTGTCGGGTTGGAATTGCTCTGATATGATCTCCGCCGCAATGCGGATCAAATCACGGGCATAGCGTTGGACATCTCGGCTCATGTCGTCCAGACGCATGGTGCCAAACTGCACTTTAAGCTGCTGCGCCCCTAGAGTCTCCGAAGACGACGACGAACCGCGCATAATGTCAGCGATGCCGGTTATTTCATAGATTGTCTTCTTTATTTGCTCGCGCTGGTTGTACAGATCGCCCAGGACACCGGCAATCTTCTCAATCGGCCACATCCAGATGGCGTTGCCAAGGCCACCAGACTGCATCAAAGGCAACACATCCTGCGCCGGGATCATTATGTTCTCCCCGGCGTCCATCAGGTTCGACATCTCTGTGATGGTGCTGTCGTAAATGCCGCGAACCTTACAGGCTGCAATAATGCCGCTGATGCGACGTGTGATGTTGTCCAGTTCGTCGGCTTGGTCCTTGTAAAACCGGAATGGCTCGACGGGAACGAGGCTGTCGGTGTTCTCAGTCGAGTAGATGGGACGCGGCGTCGGGAAGAAGTTGGCTAGTTGCAACGGGTCAGGGTCGACCTTTAGGGGTCGCTCTTTCAGGCTTTTGGATATGAATATCACTTCCTTGTCGCGGTGTGACCATATCTCCCAGACCGTAGCGCGTTTAAACGTATCCGCGACCTCGTCGCCGTCCTTGTCTTCCATCCCAATTGGTGAGTAATCAAGGGTGACCTCGTCGCCAATCTTGTCACCAAACTTGGAACGCAAGTCGTCGCGCGTCATCAAATGGCGGAAAGCAACCCACTCAACCTCCTCCCAGATGCGACCGGGACCATGGCGGAAATCAGCCCAATTGATATGCTCAAACTTGACCTCTTCGCCTTTGAGGTCGTCGTATACGCCGCCCTCGTCGTCCGGCTCCTCCGCAAACACCGGGTCGTAACGTATCCGCGTCACGCCGCGCCCGCATAATTGCTGATCCTTGACTGCCATACGCATGTAGCGGTCGAAGTTGCATTCGTCCATCGTGTAGGACAACGCGCGTTCCAGAACGTCAGAAATAACCTTGCCGACAGGGTCAGCGTCACGGTAGCGCCGCCGCACGTCAGGCTTGGGGGACTGATTATACAGCGCGGGGCAGATAGTCTGGATGTTGCTGTAAAGGATATTATAGCGGTTCGCGCCCGCATAGCGCCCGCCTTGGCTCGACTTGGACTTCTCGTCGCGGTATCG